GGCTTGTCTTCCTTTCTCTGTAGGCTTTATAACCCTTTTCCCATCTTCGGCTACTTCTTCAATTAGTTCATTAATGGGTACATTACTACCAAAAGCCCTAGCACCTGCATTTTTTACACCCTTATAAAGCTTGCCAGCCAATGGGCTTGCAGCTTCAATGCTGGCACCTATGCCTGCTCCGGTACCAATATCGCCAATATCGCCACCAGATAGGGCGGCGGCTTCGGTTGCCCCAGCCCCAGCCCCAATAGCAAGCCTACCAAGCAAACCCCGACCAGCCGTCAAGCCAGCCTGAGCAAGTCCCACAGGGGCGAGTGCGCCTATTTCTCCGACAAGTTCCCCAGTAGTGCCAATTACGGGAGACTCTTGTTTTAAGCCCTCAAATATTTGGCTTTCTCTATCTTGCTGGGCTTTTAACGATTCAAGCTCTGCAAGTGCCTCAGGTCTAAAAACAGATTCCGCCCTCAAACCCAACTGTTCAATACCGCTAAGCACGTTGGAAAAACCACGACCGAGAGAAACTAGCGCTTGCTTACCTATATTCATATCTGATGCTATATCTTGAGCCACATCAGTAAGACTAGCTACTTGATCTCCTGATGCTGCCGGCTCTCTCTGAATGGCGGTATTGACTGCTTTGGTTAAGACGCTGGGGTTTTTTTGGGCAAAATAGCTATCTATAGCCTCGCCCATTTGCTCTGGCGTTGTACCATCTGGAAATCTAAATTCCTTGCCGCCTGCTCTTGCTGTTATTGGCATTATAAAACCTCAATTTCCAAGCCGGATGGGGCTGTAAATTTTTCTGATCTCGATGGCTTAGCTTGCTCAGTTTCGCGTGCAAATATGGATTTAAACGCTTTAGGAATAACTGACCTTTCAATTCCTTTTTGTGCTGCGTCCTCGTCAATACCACTGGCCAAGTCTTGAGCGCCGCGAACCTTGGCAGACCATAATAGTTCGGCTTGCTCTAGTATTTGCTGCCTAGCTTCTTCACCAAGGGAGCCACCGCCAAGTATTTTGTTTTTCATGCCTTTGAAGGTTTCTGCTAGACCGCTAGATTGGGCGACTTGATCGAAGTCTGAGTCTGTAACAATACCGCTATCAATCATTTTATTAATTGTCTTCATCAGGGAGACGTCGCCAATACCTGTTTTTTTAGCCTCCCTGATTTTTGTGATTTGGTCCCGACCTTCTAATAGCGATTTTCCAGCAAGATTTAAAAATTCTTTCCTTAGGCTTTCCTCTGCCTTCTCAAGCCCGGCGTACCTTTTTTGGCGCTGTGATGCTTCGGCTTCTTGCTGCTGTTGCTGACGCATTTGCATGGGAGTAAAAATACCCATGGCGTTGGCACCTTGCAACGCTTGTGATGCTGTTTGCTTAGCTTGATCTAAGGTAATTTGGCCACCTTGTAATCCCTCAAGTAATGCTGCCGCCTCTGGGTTTGCATCAACTAATGGGGATATAGCCGCTTGAGCTTCTGCCAATGACTGAGCACCTAATAGTTGTTCACCAGCAATGGCCTGACCTTGAAGCGCTCTTGTTGCTTGCTGCTGTTCAAACTGTGCCTGTTGCTGGTCAAATAACTGTTGCTGCTGTTGTTGCTGCTGGGCACGCTGCCCAAGTTGTTGGCCCATCTGAAGGCCAGCTAATCCAGCTTTAATTGCTTGGCCAAAATTAGGACCGCCGCTCAATTGTTGCAACTGCACTGGGCGCTGGATTATTGCCATGTCATAGCCTCCGGGTTGATTACTTTATATCCTTCAATTTCTGTCACTGCTTCTGGGTTGATTGCTTCAACCTCGTCAGCCATAGGCCCGAATACAGTATTGGACTGGCCAATGTAATTGAATTGATAAATATTATGTGGGCCAATCTTACCAACTTTGACAATATTCTCCTTTAAGCGGCGATCACAGCCACTAAACAGATTAGGGTTGGACATGCCGCCGCCAATAGCCGCCCCGCCTAAGGTAAATAAGCCAGATTGAATCCCGCCAGCACGATCTAGACGCTGCTGCGCTAAATTCTGCAATGCGCCCGCCCTTGCACCCGCCGCACCTGTAATGGCATCAGATCGAGCAAGTCCCAGTTGTTGTTGCAATGCTGCTACCGGCGCTAATCCCATTCTTTGCTGTTGCTGGAATCCGCCAAGGTTTGCAATTTGCTGCTGAATAGCCTCGCCTGCTAGGCGTTGATTAAGCTCGTTTAAGCCGCCCAAAGTTGCACCGGACACTAAGCCACCAAATGCGCTTTGCTTGCGCTCAAGGGCACGCTCTGCCGCGGCTTGTTGTGCTTGAAATTGCGGGCTAGAAAAAATAGCGTCAAAAGCCTGCTGGCTACCACCACCTAGACCTAGCAACGCCTCTTGCTGCATACGTGCTGCGCGAGTGCCTTGGCCTATCTCGCTTACATTCCCGCCTAACCCAGCTAAAACAGTGCCTTGCGCTTGACCAAAAGCGGGTTCTAGTGCGGCTAATGCCTCTTGCTGTGCTTGCGCTTGAATTTCGCCAGCTTGAGAAGTAGCGCGGCGGGCCTTTTTGGTTGCTTCCGAACCGGTTAGACCTTCCGTTAAATCACCTACATCAACACCAACCGCACTACCAACTTTATCAAAGCCTTTTTTAACAGCGCCCATTTTCTAGTTCCTCTCTTGTCAATCCTAGTAAGCATTGATCTGTAAGCTTATTGTTTTTCATAATGCTTTTTCGGTTTATGCCTTCAACATAAAACCCATACTTCTTGGTAAAGTGTATAACGCCTGGATAGCATACAGGGATTTCAGCGTTTATTTTTTTTACGTCCGGCAAATTGTTTTTAATGAAATTCAAAAGCACCCGTCCACAATTATAGGCGTGTCTCTCTCTGTGCTCTTTTAATACATTTATATGAATGTTAATACATACATCATTTACATAATGATAAATCCAAAACCCTATAATACCGTCCTGCTTTGAAACAAAGGCTAAATAAACCCAATCATCCGGTAAGTGAGAATTAGACTTGTCGCACCCGTCTGGACCTATCCTATCCCATAATTCATCATCTGTTAATTCAGTGGCATCCCATGAGGAAATAGGAATTAATGATAAGTCACTCATGTTTGCGTACCTACCTTTACCCATCCCGTGTTACCGCCATCAGTGGTTTTAATCCATAGATCGCCGGTGCTATCTTGACTAAGCTGTGTTTTGTCACCCTCTAGAAGCCCATTAGGATTGGCGGCGTCAATCAAAACAACACGGCTAAAATTAAGCCTGTTGACCAATTCATCTAGATAGCGACCAAAATCTATAGAAATTTGCCCATTATCCGCAAACTTGGCGAAGCTAGGGAATTGCGCATAGTCTTCGTTGTATTTAGTCATTAGTCACCTCGCCAAAAGCATAGGGAGCAACAAGCGTATAGGGCGTGCTTCCATCAGAGCCGCTATAAGTGAACTTGAACTGTTTGGTATTTCTTGAATAGCCCAACCTACGCCATTCTAAATACTCTGGTTCGCCCTGTAGCTGGCTTATTTCAATTGCTCCTTGGCTCACATAATTAGATAGATCGTCAGTCTGTGACAACTCAACTGTGCCATCTAATTGAAATGCGCTAATACCTACAGAATTAATTGATACCGTACTATTTGTGTTAGATATGGGGGCTGTTGTTATCTCGTATTCGTTAAAGTCGCCTTGATCGCTTACGTCCTCAAAATCCCCTTTAAACCCTTCCGCCCTGCCAACGTAAGTCCGTTCCCCATTCTTTATAGTTATTTCGGCCTCTGGGCCAATTAAAAAATATCCATCCGCAACACCAAATAGTTTGGCCGTGACGCCATCAATAGGCCAATACATTTTACTGCCTTCGTTTTCGTTTGCGCTTTTTGACGATCTTTGGTGCCATAATCCTGTTGTAAAATCATAAGCGTATGTCTCGCCGTTATTATCTAGAGCTGGGCTATCATCGGATGGAAAGTTTACAGCTAAATACTGCTTGTTACGGTCGATATATTGAGACAGATAAACATTTCCATTAATAGGAATTTCTGCTAATCGCCTATCGATAAAATTATCTGATATTTTACCTGTTTTTAGTGTGTTAATGGATGTTGCGCCAGTTTTTGAACTAGCAATAATGCCCACATCATCTGACAGCAAACGATAACCACTGTATGAGAACGCCTGCCGGATACCATAATCTAATTCTTGTCCTTTCAACCGCTGGAAAGCAAAATTAACATTGCCGACATTTTGGTAAAAATATGTACTTTTATTTGTGGCGGCAACCAATTGTCCGCGATAAGAGAATAAAGACGTACCTATGGCGTTCTCGTCTATGTCTTGGAAATCTTCTAGCCTAATATCCTTTCCTTGGTTGACAGTTTTTAATGTACTGTGGAAAACTCTTGGCGATTCGCCAAACTCGCCCGCCGTAAGATACACTAAATAACCATCTAAATAGGTTACATCAATCGCCCCTTGTGAATTTGTTAATGTGCGGTAATTTGGCTCAATGACTCTAATTCTATCTAGCGTACCCTCTAAAAAACCCCCGTTAGCTGCTGGCCTTCCTGTCAGAGTCAAATAAAAATCTGTATTGTCACTGCCATCAGTCCTTACAATTGCTATGACTTCTCCATTATATGCCATCCTGTAAGTTTCAATAGAGCCATTAAATGACTGCAATTGAGTTGTAGTACCAGTCTGATAAATAGGCCGTAGTGTCAACTGTAGTGTTTGAAACTCCCAAAAATAACCGCCTATAATCATTATCACGCCAAACGTGTTACTTGTGTAAACTTGCAACCAACCATTAAGCGGGCCACTAGGGTTACTAGCAGTACCCAGTACGCGGTCATAGTACCCAATAATGCTCGATGGCTGCTCGCTGATTATTTTAGATACCCCAGCGGATTCAATGGGAATAGGGACCATATTTAGCGCAACATTATTGGCTGCGCCATCTATTTGGTATTCTCCGCTTATGATATCTAAGGGTACTTTAGGCATTTATTACAACCCACTTGAACCCATCATTAATCAACTTCACGCTAGGCATGTTAACACCGTTTAATGTTAAATTAGGGTCGCCATCAATAGTATCTGCGCCAGAAGGGATGACGGTTATTTGGTTTGCCGTGGTATCCGCTTTTTTAATGCTAATCCATTCACCTACCTTAACAGCAGATATAGCAGGCAATGAAATTGAGAACGCAGCGCCAGAAGCATCACACACAAGTAATTGCTCAGATTCTATGCTTGAGCTATCAACAATGTAATTTGCGTTAACCTGGGTAATAGTATAAAGGTCTTTTGTGGTTCGGCTGCTTTCACCGGTAACAATATCCAAATCATCAATGAATTGGGAAATAGCTACATTGCGCGTGGCTTGATTAGTATTTGCCCATAAAACCAGTAGGTCACTAAGATTAACTTTTGATTGTCTAGGTAGTCGGTTTATGGGTGTGGATGCTCTATTATTGCTCATAGCTTGAACCCTCTAAAGAAATTGTCACGTTTTCGCCTGTATCAATTGCATCAACTTGATTCAACAATTTATCAGGGTTTTCAGGATAGAATCTGTTATTGCTTCCGTATTCGCATTCATTGCCAGAACCAGCGGGCAGTGAGCTAGGCATACCCATCATAGGTTTACGAGTTAAGCGCTTAACCATATTAGCCTTAGACTCACGGGCTACTATGAATAATTCTTGAGTTACTTGCTTTTGATTAACGGGGGCAAGCCTCACCGCTAAATTTGTTTCAATTGCTAACTGTGTCCAATCTGGCAGACCTGTTTCGCCATTTTCATCTACAGGGTTAAGATAACCAAGGCGGCGGCCTACTACATCCCATTCAAGTATTAAGCCTGTAAGCTCACTAAGGCCATCAGCATATAAGGTAGTTGCCGTCCTCTCTTGTAATTGAGTAACTGATTTAGTGGCTTCTGCTGCTAGGCTTTCCGTAATAGGTCTATTGTATTCGGTTGCAATGCGAACAGCTAAGGCAGATTTAACACCCGACAATGACCAGTCAGGCAAATTTGACGCAGCATCTTTTGTTATTGTTTTAGTGCCTAGATCAATACCGTCATACTGCCATTCAGCAAGCATGTCATTTAAAACTTCGATACCATCGTTTATCTCTATGTCGGTTGCATTAGAAGTGCTATTTAATAATGACAGTTTGCGCAATGAAGCTGCAACTATTTGTTCGCCAGTAGTAGCAGACTCATTGCCTGAAATAGGCTGAAATCTAATACCTATGCGTCTAAACGCACCATCAATCAGCGTCTTTGCAATCATTTGATTCTACCTGCTCTTTGGTAGCTTTCTTGGCACGCTTGCCTTTTTCTTTCCATCCTAACCCTTTAGCCATTTCAATAGTGGCCAATTCTTCATTAAGCTGGATTTCTGTTTTATTTGGTTTAACCCAAGTTTTCATGTTTCACCTTAATAAGATAAAGCGCCCCGAAGGGCGCCCAAGTGATCTACACTTTATTGACCATAACCATGGCCAGAAAAGAACGGATTAAGCGAAGCATACGCCGGACGCAAATCAATACGCACTGTCTGTCGGTTAGCATCACCATTGCTATACAGAGAAGTACGCAACTGTAGTCCATCGCGAGTGGTCGCCAATGTGTCTGTGCTATGAAGCTTTTTCATTGCAACGGATGCAATTGAAAAGGCGTCACGCTGCCAAAACATATTAGGCTGAACAGTTGTGCTTGCACTGCCTAAGATAGTAACAACATCACCAGATACAGGCGCGCTATCTACAGTGTTGTAAGCGCCCGTAGACTCAAAGATAGCTGGGCCGGTTACAGTTAAGGTTACAGCGCCACTACCATCAGCGGTCGCGTCTTCTGTAACGGTGCCAGTAAATACAACCGGATTACCAGAAGCGTCTACGATCTTTTTACGGGTAGCCAGGTTTAAGCGGTTGCGGCCTGCAATCTGGACCGGATTACCCGCTTTAATTTCAAGGTTAGCCGTTAAGCCTGTAATACTTAACACCTGAGTCATTGTGTCTTTTGCACTGACATAGGTCACGATAGGGTTAGCGGCTAATGCGCCAACACGGTCAGCACCCGCTGGCACATCAAAGCTAGATAATGTGGTTGCATTAAGAACCTTAAACCCGGCAAAGTTATCAGTAACGGTTGCACGCTCGTTAGCTGTACCCGCCTCTGGATTAACACCCAAAGAACGTTGCTCATTAGCAAGTGCAGACTGAGTGAATGGGTTAAAGGCATAACACCATTTAGAACTCATTGGTACGCCGGTTGATTGCATTAACGCGCCAGCGTCAGCAACTTGCGCCCATGAATTCACACCAGTGCCCACTGTACCAGATACTAAAGCGCTGTTTTTCATCATAAAATCAGAAAAATCTAACTCTAGATCAGTTACGATACGGTTTCCGATGTCATCCCAAAAACGGGAAATATCAGTACCCATTTCAAGCGCTTCGTCAGCCTCATCATAATCCACTGCTACAGTGATGTAATCCTGAACGGTTGCGGTCGCCTTACCGGTAATAATATCTTCTTTATTACCTGTAATGTCACCATTGGCGGTACGTGTTGAACGGTAGTCGGTAGGACGTTTAATGTCGATTTTATCGCCAGTGTTTGGATTAAATTTTCCATCAAACAACTGGGTATCGACATTCTTAGAAAGTACACGGTTAGACTCGAAGCGGTCCAGTACTTTCTCCATTACTTTACGTGTAAAATTACTCTCAAAACTGTTAGCCATTTTTGGCCTCCTATTAAACGATTAAGAGCGCCACAAAATGCAGCTACTCAAAGGTAGCACCCCAAGGGTTATCCTCTGGTGGAATTGAACCACCTTCCAGGGTTTCTACTGGGTCTGGTGCGTTAGACACTTTTGGTTTTAAGGCAGACGCTTGTTCTTTAATCTGCTGGAAAACAATAGCCCCGTTTTGCCAATTAGATGCGTTTAACACCTCGATGGCTTGCGGGTTGGCAGCAATATGTTTTGCAATCAAGGGTCCGCTTTCATCATCTAAAATGACTTCCGCGATATCTTCTCGCAAACCATAGGCGGCAATTAAGTTGCCGTTTTGCTGTAGCTCCTGTGTACTAATACCAAAACTTTTAGCTTTATCAGCGTAAGACTGAACTTTTTTATTTATTTGTTCCTGTCTTGCTAATTGCGCTTCTTGTTCGGCAGCTTGTACGCGTTGTTGCTCTGCTGTTTTCTGAGCTTCAAAAGCCTGGGCTTCTGCAACCTTCTTTGTATATTCGTGAACAGCCTTTTTATAGTCTGATTCATTCTCGAAATCCCAATATTCTGGCATTTCTGGCATAGAAGGTTCAGGCGGTGCAAGTTTGGCCTCCAATTCCGCTAAGCGCTGCTTAGTTTCCTCTGCCTCTCGTTTCGCCTCTCGCGCTTCGTATGATTTTTTAGCAATAATCTTTTGTAGATCACCACCATCATTGGAAACACTTTCCGAAGGTGCCGCGCCCTCGTTTTTTGTATCGGCATTAACACTTTTATTAGCTTCTGCCTCTTGATTAATAGGGGCTTCTTCTACTTCCGGTGCCTCAACTTGTGCAAGTTGGCTATCTTCATTTTGAGTCATATCTATTCCTAGTATGTGACATCACGAGTCGGTCGCGTACCGTTTAAAGAACTATAAATACATTATTTAGGGTTGACAATACCCAATTCATCATTATCCAGCTTATCTGCCTGCTCTTGGAAAGTACTGGCCAATGTAGGTGATACAACCCCGCTTACCCCCATTACATCCTTCAAAACAAGCAACATCTCAGCCTGTGTCTTTTGCAATCCTTGGATAGCCTGCGCAAGATCAATAGACGTTTGCACTTCTTCTCTCTTGTTGCTTTGAGCGCTGAAAAAACCATCTTGGTCGATCTTCTGCTGGCCCTGGTCGATCTTCTGCTGATTATGGAATGCATCAACTTGATTTTTTTGAATGTCTGATTGTATTTTGGCGACTTCTATTGACTGTTTGCTTTGCGCCAATTGAGTATCAACCATTAGTTTTTGGTTTTTATTTTCTTCTGCCAACAAATCAGCTTGCGCTTTTGTTTGCTCTGCCATGGCAAGTATCATGTTAGGGTCTTGCTCTTGGGGTTGTCCTTGTGCGGCTAATTGCGCTTGCTGAACTGCTTGTGTTTCTTCCTCGGTCCATTGAGATTTAGGAATTAAACCGGCATTAAATAATGCAGCGCGCCTACGCTCTGCCAACACATCAAGCCCCGGCGCGTTTGTATTCTTTAATAAAATGTCTGCGCCCTCTTGTATAATGGACGGGTCGAGCGCGGCCACTTCGAGTATGGCTGATATTGATTCCTGCTGTCGGCTATCAAACGACTTACCGGCACTACACGATATTTCATACCTGCCCTTTGATATATCGTTAACTACTTCGGGTCTTCCTGTTTCTGGATTTACCGCTACACGGTTGATATCAACATTCTCAGGCATACCATCTTCGCCAAGAATACGCACAATTCGAGTGCCATCATAAACTTTAGGAATTGCATTAATTAGAATCCTGCAAGTGTGCTCAATAGCTACTTCCATGGCTTCATAATATTCTACCGTCACCACATCGCCGCGAGATTGCAACGCATCAATAGCTACACCAGATTGGGCGCGCGGATTATCACCAAGATTAGAAGCAAATACACCGCCCGCTTGGGTAATGTCCTGGTTAGCTGATTGGGCCGTAGCTTCTAAAGACGGGTTAACCATGGCTGTACCACCTTTATATGGTGGCGCGGCATTTTCTACAGAATTGTAAAATTGCACTGCTTCGCTGTTGGTATTCATTGTTTCCAACGAGCTTTCATGCCCTTCGGCTTGCTCTGGCGTCATCCAGTATTTGTCGCGCGGGGATAGCGCACCTTCTTCGATCTGGCGTGATCGTGCATAGTTATAAATGCGCTGACCATCCATTAAAGGCTCAACCACACCTTTAAAGATAAGTTTATTTTCTACTACGTTATAGTTGCCGTAGGTAGGAATAATGGGAATCCAGTTAAATACAGTCTCTTTTTCATCTGATAGCCAATCACCACCATCTAATTGGCGGAATTTTACAACACGCTTTTTATGTTTGCGTGTACGCTCTACACTCAACCCACGGGCGGCAAATTGCTCGCCGTACTTGTCGAAATCATCTTGAGAGTAGACAGAGCCATCATTCATTAAGTAAAGCGTGTCTGTTACTTCCTCTACCCAGTAGAATTCACCCACCACCACTTGATCTGGCTTGTTTGCATAAGAATTGCTAGAACGGTCTTGATTAATACTCTGTCCAGAACCTTCCGGGAATTTAGCATCATATGCCTGTTTAGACATAGCTGTTAGCTTAACTGCCCACTTCGCATCAGAGCGATCACGGCGCTGTGAATTAGGGTCAAACCATACAGAATCGACAAAAGAGTAAACCGGCTTAATAAATAAGTCTTGGTGAAATGCTGCGCCTTCTGCCCAGTCTTGGGTAATCATCCAGCCATCAATCCCCGTTGCCACCATATTTCTAGCAGCTACCGATGTGATCTGAGGAAATTGCGAAACACGCTGAATGTTTCTAACCATTCCCGCCATGATCTTAGCAATATCTTCATTACTTTCATCGTTGGCAGGGTTAACCTTTATGCCAAAATTAGTTAGTTTTAATTGGCCTGCAATCTGGCTAACAATTGGATTACATTTGTCTAATGTATAACGTGGGCGGGAATTTTTCTTATATTGGTGATAGATTTCTGGCTCCCACTGGCCATCTTTTTTGCTTAGGAAATTCTCAGCCTCGCGGGCATTGTCCCGTTCGTCTTTGTCGCCTTTTTGAGCATCGCCCAACATTGCTACTACATTGGAATGCTTATCGTAATCTACCATATTATTGCCCCCACCCTGTCTGATTGAGCGGCCTTGCCTTCTTATATACCTTTTCCCCACTCGGCCATAGGTAATCTACAAAGTAACCTATAGCAGTGGTAACATGTTGATATTCTGTTTCTTCTTCTAGAAAGGTTGAGCCTTTTTTCAGTTGGCACGTAGCCAAACCTTTATCACAATACTTAGCTTTTTGCTTGTTTACAAATAGCGACACATCACCTGCGGCGTTAGCTATTTTTGCCCTTACTGAATTCTGCCGATCTTTAATAGCGGGGTGCTTCTTTTTCACTCTGCGCTCAAACTTCCAACCGGCATCAGACAGTACTTCTTCAATCTGTGAATAGGCCGACTCTTGCCCGTGTTTTTCGCCTGCCCTTCCTGCCGGGTCGCCATACACATAAACCACTTTATTCTGGTGGTGCTTGTATCTCTCTACAAACTCTTGAGCGCTTTGCCTTGATACTGCGCTTGTTAAGATGATTTCATCAAGCAAATAGATATTATCATCACGAATAACGCCTATGGCACTAGAAAGTGGCGTGTAGTTTTGGTCGTGCATCCAGTGCAAAGCCTCTGTTTGCTTTATCTCTTCCTGAGTTAAATTAGCCTGACTATAATCTTCATAGATACGGCCCGATGCTGTCTCGAAGCTTGCCTCAAACTCTTGTTTGAACTGCTTTTCACCCATTTGCCTTTTGGCAGACTCAATAACATCAGGCGGCAATATCTCTGAGCTTTTCCAATGGTAATAACCCCACTCAGGGTCTACCCCGGACTTAGCGTACTCTGCCATGTCATAGTAATGGTTAAGGCCATCCGGCACACCTAATAACCAACACCACGCACGATAATCAGGCCGAATAGGGTTAACTGTGTTTAAGGCCGGTAAAATATGTGCTTCCCAAGCGCCATCCTTAATATCAGCAATTTCATCTATACCGCCACCCGTCCAAGGTATGCCTTCAATGCGTTCCGGCTTATCTAATCCTATACAGTGGATTTCTGAGCCATTGGGCAGATAGATGATTAACTCTGTTTCTGACGGCTTTCTTTCATGTGTACTGGATAAAGTGAGTTTCTTTAGATCATCCCAATAAATCTTTTTCACTTGGTCCCGTGTAGGTGCCGCACAAAAATACTTCTCGCCATCATTGTTCATAGCCGCCTTAGCCAGGAATCGCTTAAACCGTTCTGTCTTGCCCGAACGTCTACCAGCCGGAACCACTGGGAACCTTTTGCCCTCACTGATTAAAGCCAATTGCACCGGATGATCTTTTAGCTCGTACCATCTCTCCATTTGCTTATCCAGGGCTTTGTTCATCATTAGTCGGGTAACTTACCTGCTAAAGCTTTAAGGGCTGAGGCTATATCGTCCCCATTACTGTTTTCCACCTTGTCGGTAAACTCGTCCCTGCATCTATTTTTAAGGTAAAAAATCATGCTAGTAGGGTCGGGCGGGTAATGCTTCTCTACCACTGTTTCAACTATTTCACCGTTAACTACGTTTAACTTTGTCTCTAAACATGTGTAACCCATGGCGCGATCATATAAAGAACGCTTAACATTTTCATCCGGTACGCTCTTACCTAGCTTTAAGGACTCCGAAAAACTAGGATGCTCTAATTTCCACAAGTTTAGTGTGGATTCACTAACCTTGAAGAAACCAGCCAATTGCTTATCAGTAGCGCCCAGTTGACATAGCTTTGCGGCTTGTTCGTCATACTCAGGCTTATATTTGGTTGGCCTACCCTGCTTATCTGTCATTTAGGTTCAAACTGCTTGCATAAAATAAAGATACTGACATCAACTTCACCATCTGAACCTGATAGGTTCTTAAGCTCAAGCACATACTCTTTGTTAGGAGCAAGTAAAAGATCACTAGTGCCTGGTGAATTCACATTGGCTGTTGTTCTGTTTGCCGTTTTAATTCCATCCCTTGCAATAATATTTTGTGGTAAGACAGTACTGGGCGTGACATCGTTTAATACTTCAAAAGGCGCTGATACTTTTGGGCCGATCTCTCTATTCCTATTAACAGGCGCTAAATTTGTGCCGCCTGTAAATGCTGTATTCTCATACAGTGTTATTAATAGGTTTGCGGCATCTGTTGAGAAATCAGAAGCCAAAATGCGGATAGGTGCGCCCTTTGTTTTAAGTCCAAAGTAATAAGGCGCGGATTCGGCTGGTACGCCTCCCGTCCCTATAGCCCAAATAAAACCCTGATCTAGATTGCCGTTTAAATCCATTTTTTACCCCTAATTGGTCGGTGTGTTTCCAGTGCAGCCAAATATAACAGTAAGGTCGGTCAATGAAGAACCTGAACCACCCTTAACAATTTCTAATACATACTTAGTGTTGATCTTCAATATTATGCCCGTTTCAAAGCCTATTATCTTGTTTATGCTTTCCTGTCTTGATGTGTCTATGGTGCTCTGCGATATAACTTTGGCGGGGTCCGGTGTGACCGTAACATTTTGGAATACATCAAATTGGGCTTTATTAGTGTTTTGCTTGTTTCGATTCCTATTTAACACCTTGGCTGGCGTTTCATCAGTATAGTCTAAATCCTCATACAGGCGGTATGTGATAGTATTCGCTGTTGTGCCTATTGCTAATGAAAATATAGACACTGGCGAGCCTTTCACGTTTATAGCTTGGTATGATGCAGCCCCATTCCCGGTCAATGGTATACCTGTAATTTGAGAACCAAAAACAAAACCTTGCTGGTTTAAAGCCTCCTGAATACTTGCGAATGATTGAGCCATAATTCCACCTAATTAATATTAATCATAAATGCCATTACCATTTAACCTTATCGGACCAGTATGCGGCTGACATTTTCCCTTTTTTTATATTCTTCTTATGCCTTGCTTTGAATGATTTTTGGCGCGCTTTTTCGGCTTCGGTTGTTGGCTTAGCTCCCGCGCCTTTTACCCCTTGCTGGCCAAACCGTATCAGCTTAACACTATCACCATCTTTAGCTAATACGGCGTGTGATTTTGTTGGGTGGTTAGGCGTTCGCTTAGGCTTATTGTAGCCTGTGAATTTTTCACCTGAACGACTAAAATTGTCTTTTTTTGTTGCCTTTTTATCTGTCATGGGACAATTAACTACCCTATATTATTAATATTGTTATTTTCGTTGGCTTTTTCGTATCGCCATTTTTCCCTGTAGGGCTTATCTTTATTTACCATTAATAAATCGTTAAGCATCTATAAGGTTTTTGGTTAGTCAGTCCTTGTGCTCTTTTCAAAGCGGTGTTTATCCCATGCAATATAGGCATGTAAAGCCGCAAATGCAAAAAATCCGATTTCATACCAATTTTCGCCAATAAAGCCGCCGCATACCGCCAAACCATATATAGCCCAATCATTCCAAGTGGCAAGCTTTGCGCTTTCGTGCAACATGATTAATTGCGGCCTTTGTCGTGGTGGTAATGGCCAATATTGTAAATGAGCCTGCTAAAACAAATGCGGAAATCTCGTAAAAATCCATTTAATAAACCCTTATCGCCATCCATCAGAATAAGTGCAAATAACAGGCCCCAACCCGCAATCCCGGTGATAATACTACTAATTGCGGTAATGTCATACATTTGTATTAGATTGACTACAGTTGAAACACAAGCCAGTAAGGTTGTAACTATAGATAAATTGCAATGCTTGATATGGTTATAGCTTGCTGCCGTTAAGGCTAAAAATGAGTTAAGCCCGCAAAACATTAACGCTGTATATGATTGTGAATAACCTAGCTCGCCAACATACCAGCCCATTAACATCACGCAGCCAGTCAAAACCGCCATATCTTTCCTGGTAAAAACAGCAACCAGTAACACTAAAATGATATTTAGTTGCCAAAACTCCATTAACTAGCCTTTTTCTTTTTTTTGCGAACGTCTTTACCCGCGCCTGCAATATTATTAGATTTCTTTTTTCGTGTTTTGTTGTAGTTAGTGGTTGCCATTTGTTTCTCTCCCAAAAGATTACTTGACATATTACCACTAATACATAATAGGGGAAGCCCTTTTCAACCACTGGCGGGCCTACCAGCATAATGGGAAATGCACCCCGGTCTTGACTGATTATTCACAAGTGCGCGCTCAACATATGGAAAAATGCGTCACTGCTAACACACATGCATGGCCATCAGTCAGGGCTAGTTGGAAACAATATACTTATAGCCTTTGTTTAATTTTGTGCATTCAGGCGCTTTTATGCACGCTCTATCTAGCTGCATTTTATATCGGTCGTCTAATGGTTTAGCATTAACTGACCTACTTGCGTTCTGTTCAATAACATCAGGAACAGCCAAAAAAACAACCAAGGCAAAGAAAATACTAAACCCGCTTATAATTGCTTTACCCATGTTGGATGCCCTCACTAAAGATTGCAAAGTCTTCGATCATTTCTAGCCTGTCAGTGTTAACACGTGTTAATGCCTCCATAGCCTCCTCACAACCATCTAGGCCACTTTCTGAGGCGTCCTGTATAAACTTGCGGATTGTTTCAATATCTTCTGTTGGGCTGTTCATGTAATCACCTTGTTTTTATTGTTATGGGCTTACCGCTGCCCGGTTAATCATTCTTAATTATTAAATCAAATCTGATCTATGTTTCTTCGCTTTCTAAACCCCATACTGATACACCAATCACACCGCGTATGAAGTCCTTACTATGTTCGAAAAGCTCGATAACATCGGATTGTGTTGTGTTAGCGTCAAAACAGCTTTTATGGGTCATTGGTATGCCAATTTCCTGCCATCCTGCTTCGTGGTGGTCATACTTGAAAACAATCCAGCCACCTTTTAAACATACGTGGGCATAATGCGGTTTATCTTCTAGCCATTCGTTTAGCTTTCTTTTTAAACCCTTCTGAACATCTAAACCGCAAAAGATGCTAATAATATTACTCACTAGCTTGTTCCTTTAGATACTCTGCAAAATCTTTTCCTAATGAATGCATATCTGCAAATGTTAGCTGTATTTCCTCATCTGGCTTTCCGTCTTTTAAGCTGAGTACATAATGAATATCAATTAAACCCGGTCTGAATCCGCTCTCAGAGTAGCCCACCTCAACATCAAACTGTGGGTATTCGTCATTTAAAGACCGCCAAGCATCTAGCGGTAAGTCATCTGCTGGAATAATAAAGGATTCTTGATCGTAGCTAATAATTTCCATGTTTTTGTCCTCTTTGAATATGTGTATATTATCTAATGATTTTATTAGCTTGGCATTGGCAAAAACTTACAAGTTTATTGATTTAATTGGCTTTTTATTTCATCAGCCAACTTTTTGTATTTTTTCTTTATATCTTTTAGGTCATCAATGGTGTAATTAGCTGGTTTATGCGGGCCTTCTAGCCAGTCTAATTTTTTATCCCCAATACGACTGCGCAGATTGATGCGGTACTCCACAATATTGCCACTTTTATGGTTATTGCAAACTGAGCACTGCTTATGGCAATTAAGTTCTTCAAAACGTAATTCTGGGTGACTACCTACAGTACGGTAATGCCCAGCATGGTACTGCCCCTGATGATGCCTCCCGCAACTAATACAAGGCAAATAGTAGTCACGTAATCTAATATATTGATTGAAAACTGCTTGCGCTTCTCTGGCGTAATCACTCTTGGTTTTTAGCTTTTCCTTTCTGGCTTTTAGCTCTTTGCGATCTGCCTTTTCTTTAGCCGCTTTAGCCTTTTCTAGACCATGTGCCGCCATGTGATCTAAGTCACAAAACCCCTTTTCCTGGTAAATGGTTTCGCAATCCTTAACCTTTGGAAGCTCGGCCTTGCAGTATCGGCATTTACGCAATTTTGACCACCCTTAGCTCAACACTGATTTTATTCTCACACTTGATATTTCCATCTATAACCACTGGCTTATACATGGCGTACGCTTGCCCATAAGCCGGCTTAGACTTAAACCGCTGACAACTTTCTTTTAGCGGACATTGGTAATTCATGCACATAGTGTCCATATCAAAAACCTAATTGCAATTGCGCCTTATTCATTAATACTGCCAATTCTTGCGTTGCTTCCTTTTTCTTTTTTCTAATTTCATGGCCAGTTTGGCCCCAAACACTACCCGCTGCCGCCAAATCATCTAATTGACCAGACAATCTATTAATGGAATCTAGCATTGATTCATCTTTAGCCTGTTTCTCAATGTAGGACTCCATTTTATTAAATGCTTCTAAATATGCTTCTTTCCATTTACCAGCCCTTTTACCTTTGAATCCCATCCCTAAAAATGAGAATCCATCTCTAGTTATCTCATAACATTTAAGTTTTTTATTTTGCTTTGATAGATAGTAGGAGGCACGAAAATTCGTTGCTCTAAATTCTGGTGAGCAATCCATGGACCTAATAGCATCCATCACATGCTGGTGTGTTTTGCTGAAATTATCTGCCACATCCTTTGATGTCACAGTCTTTGTCGAGGAGTTGATATTTACAATCATTGGTCATCCTATGAGTTACTAATTTAGTATATCATAGGATAAAACAAGCTCTCGGTCATGCTTATAGCCGAATTTATTTCTGATTAATACTAATCTATTTACTTGGCTTTATAGTCTAATCATACTCGTAAGACTCTGTTTTTCTCATACCCATATCTTCTAGGATTATTTTAGGGACTGGCAGCTTCCCCTTAATAACCTTATTTAGAGTGGCCTTATCAACACCAATAGAATAAGCCATCTCAACCTGTAGGCCGTTATAGTATGCGTCTATATGGTCCTTTAGCCTTTGTATTACTTCTTGTCTTTTCATTATTTAACCCTTGATGGCCATGGTGGCACTATTAAGCCTTGGTTAGCAAAGTACCTAGCCAGAACCTCGTAAACTTCATTATATTGAACTCGATCAGCCTTGGCTGTACTGTCTTTCCCTGTCATATCTTCCAAGATAGGCTTAAATAGCTTCTCTTTAGCGTTTCGGCCTTTTTTATCCCATGGTATTTCTGCATGATGTGCCAGCGTCTTTTTCATATCCCAGCCTGATTCATTCAGATGATAAGACAATTGCTTTAACCACAAATGCAATGCTGCGTTTTGGGGGTTAGTCCTGGCTTTGCCTTTTACAGTTATTTCAACTTCAATATATCCAAACTCTTTTTGGGTTTGTTCTATTAATGAAATTACGTCTTTCAGACTTTTATCACTATTTACTATTTCCATAAGTAATCCAAATCAATAACACTTTATTAATAGGGACAAAGCCCTTTAATATCTCTGGTTATGAGATTATTGGCTCAAACCTCATTGCTTCATGGCCAATAACAAGTTCATTACCTTCACGATATTCATAACTGCCACGCTCCCACCAAAAGTCAAAAACAGCTCTATACTTCCCCTTTGGCTGCTTGGACAATCCGTCAAACACTTCCCACACGCTTTCATCTTTCATGTATTGCCTTATGTCTTTATGTGTCTTGCTGTCATCCAATACGGAAATCCCGCCATAACCATCGCTATATACAATAGCTTCGGTTCTTGTGTATTTATTCATGCATTTCTCCGATTTCTCATAACAAGTCACTGTTTCAGATGCTCGCTGTACTCGCACAGCAAAGCTCTCGGTTCTAGTGCGCTTAGGGATAAAACACCACCCTCATAAATGGCACCAGGCATTGCTTTGGTTAATTTTTCTTTTTCCATTTTAAACCCCATAAATATAACAACCCGCGGAAACGTATAAATCTCTGCGCCTGGGTTTTATGCTGTCTTTCGGTTCTTGTACCACTCATGAAAGCTGCCTTTTTCTAGCTGCTTCATAGCATCTTGATAGATAGAAGCGGCGCTTTTACTGTCTTTGTAGGTGCCCAAATAATGAGATTTATTATCTAGGGTAATACTAGAATAATAGGTAAAACTCCCGTCAATCATCTTCTTTTTTGTATACCCTTTTGTTTTTGTGGCTCGGTGCCTTGTCATTAGAATATGGTGATTTTCGTCAAATGCCGCATTACAGGCTGAAACGGAATTAAACCTACCTATGTTGTGCTTACGCTTGTTTACCGTAACAATGCATTGAAAAGTACCGTCCTGATTTTCCTCACAACCTGTACGCAATTGACCGACTTCTAAGCGGTATTTCTCATGCTTGGTTAATACAAGCCCTTTACCTTTAGGTTGCATTAACCCGAATACTAC